GCAAATCAATACCAGCTATTGACATCAACTCATTCATGCCATCACATACACCATCAAGGTATTCCATGTCTGGCAAATCTTCTTCAGCCCAGACTACGATATCATAGTCATGGCTATCAAACTCACGGATAGCACTCAGCAATCCGTCTATACCTGTGTTAATACTAAACACTACCTTGTCATCAGCCCATGCTTTTCTAGCATAGGGGCAAGGCGGTAGACCATTTAGTTTAGCATTGGGTATCTCTAAAAAGTCTCTGGACCACGTGCGTATGTCACGCTCGACTGGATGCACGTTGCTTTGTCTTTCGCTTTTGGGCTTCAATAAACTTTCGATACACTGCCGCAGCGGCCTTTTTACCTGCCGCTCTAGCGCGTTGTTCCATAGCAATCGCCGCTTGTGTCTTATGAGCATGTGTTCTTCCAGACGCTCTAATTTTACGGACAGATGCTTCAGCGTCTTTGACAGTAGCAAATTTAAGACCTCGTATGGTTCCTTTTGGGTTCTCATCAGTATACAGGTCACTATGCTTTTTTGACTTTGCGGGTTGCCCTTTTTTTCTTGGAACTCTTGGCGACACTTGGTAACAATCCTTTGTTTACAGCCCTTGCTCGTTCGCTAAAGCCCATCTTCTGTCCTGTGCGTATCTTACGCCGGATAGTAGATAGCTTTGCGACCATTAGACATCAAAACCCATTTTGCGTACAGCAGTCTTGCCCTTTTCTGTTTTAGCAAGTGCCTTCAGACCAGGATTAGGTAGGTTATCTGTTACAGAGCCACCGTTGGCTAGATACATATGCTTCTTGCCATTAGCCATTCCACCTGCTGCCATCTCTGCCTTTTTCATTTCTTTTAGTTTCTTGGCTGGCATTGTGCCTACACCGATTGAAACAACAGTCACATCTTTTTTATGTTTGCCCATTAGTATTTTCCCTTACGTGATTTAGGACTAGATTGTGAAGGCTTACCTGCCCCACCCCATAGAGTACGACATGCCCAATACCGTGCAGACAGAATGTCCGTAGCACTGTCGCACTTATGCCTAGCACGAAATGACCTACGGGCTGCAGCACTGTAGTTGTGTCCATAGCCTGTAGCACCAAAATGAATCAGTTTTACCTTGTCACCTTTCTTAGCCAACACCATCTTCTTCTTACCTTCACGGTTAGACTTGATAGGTTTATTGTAGCCAGGAAATGTAATACCCCTATACTCTACACTCACAGTTTTACACCCTTTGGTTTACTCTGCTCACACTTGTAATGAAAGTTCATAGGCGCAGGAATAGTAGCAGCAATACCCGCAATCATCTCTTCGATACGAGCCTTACATTCTTCTCGTGTGCCATACGGACCCTCTAAGTCATTAGCCTGCACACATGTATCTGAAGAAAAAGTTCCCATAGCACAAGCCAATACCATTGCTGTAAACATCATACACTCTTTTTAGGTTCACATTTATATTTGTATTCTACAGGATAATCCATAGTCATCTGAATGACCTCAACCATTTCTTCAATACGTACCTTACAAAGTTCTTCAGTTTCACGTAACTTTATTGTATCTTCAAATATGGTGCATTGAGTTGGGTCTGCTAAACTACATACCATTACAAGTGCTTTAAACATCATCAGTGTCCTTCCAGCCTTCAGCCTTCATTGCAGCCTCAACGTGTTTCAATGTAAAAGGACGACCATAATGTGCCTCTACAGCTTGCCTTACATAAAAGACATCACTGTGAGGTATGTGTAAATTATGTAATGTGTTGTTCTTGATGGCATCATAGAATGCATCCAACACATTGTCTGTGTATAGTTTTACAGATTTCTTTCCCATTGTCAACTACTTTTTTACAAATAATACAAATTAGTCCAGTAGGGGGTTATTAAATGCTACATTTAATATTATCATATAATGTCTTTAACATCTTTCTAAGAACATTTAATGTATTATCTAATAATAGAGTTATACCACACTTTACTATATGCTGTCAAGAAGAAAATCAACTATTGTTGACAAAATATGTGTTGACTTGTGTATACTGATGCCACCCGTGTTTATCATTTGCCCATGTGGTTAACACTCAATTTTCCTAATCTGTGTATTTATCCATATACGTACGTACCTGGGCGGGGTGGTGGTCCGGCCCGACGGGAACAAAAGGGGAACAACCTGGACAAAGCGTGAACAAAATCTGCTAAATCATTGTTTTGCTTTGCTTTTTTATTAGATGGCAAGAGATATGCTATCACTTGACGCCTATTGAATGCCGAATGAATGGCAGGATATGAAAAACCGGCGCAAAATTTCATGGCGATGCATGAAACCATGACCACCCATTGCCGACGTTTGCCGACTATATCCCAAAAAAAATATTGCTTGCCCTATTCTTGCCACATTCATAACCTATCACGACAAAATATTCACGCGCATATGAAAGGAAGCGACATGAAAAACGACGCAAAATGGATGTCACGCGATACTTGGGCTGCAAAGCATGGCGCATATAACTTGCCATATTATGATAGCATCACGCGCAAATCGCCTTGGCCGACTAATGCCATTGAATGCCGCGACATGGGCTGGCAAGAATATATGGCATATTCCGACGCATACGATTTACATATCTATGCGCCAGCCAATGCCGATTTAGACGACGTGATAGACGTGTTTTGCATGGCAGAATTTGAAATGATATCCATTGCCGGATATCTCTTCACGTTTGAAGCAATCACCGAATAGGAAAGGAAACAAGACTATGATTATTTACAACGGACCATCACTGTTAGACGGCACCCCTATCATCGCAATTGCCATTCGCAAATCAGGCAATGCTAAAACCGGCGACATGGTGCAAACATATATCTTATGTCGCGACATTGACCCAAGAGACGCAAACAAAACCGGCGCGGATTATTCTATATGTGGCGCGTGTCGCCATCGCGGAACGCCTACTAATGACCCGAAACGCAAACTGGCAGAAAATCGTTCTTGCTATGTAAACATCGCGCAAGGCGTGTTGATTGTATGGAAAGCATACCAACGCGGCATATATGACAACGCGATAGGTCATGATGCTATCGCCAAGCTAGGCGCAAATCGTATGGTTAGGCTTGGCACATATGGCGACCCGTCGGCAGTCCCGTCCTATATTTGGGAAAGCCTGTTATCCGATGCCGACGGATGGACCGGATATAGTCATCAATCCGGCGTGACCGGTGCAGACTATCGACCCGACATGGTGATGCGTTCTGCAGACACAGAACAGGAAGCAAGGCAAGCATGGCGCAATGGTGAGAGAACATTTAGAGTGGTCGCCAATGTGCGCGACATAATCGCCGGTAAAGAGATTTTATGTCCGGCAAGTGAAGAGGCCGGTCGTCGCGTTCAATGTAATACTTGCAAGCTATGTGCTGGCAGTAGTATTGCCGCCAAATCTATCGCCATTCCAGCGCATGGTGCCGGAAAAAATAATTTTGCGGCATAGCCTAAACCATAGCATGGCGGCATTGCCATATTGTCGCCATGTTTATTCTTTAGTCGATAATGACAAGCAAAACATAACGAAAGGATACGACATGCAAAAGACATTCAAAACAGCCTATAATCGGGGCAATGCTCGCGTTTGGATTGAGGGTAATATATTAACCATGAATGGCTTTCATCATGGTCGACAGTTTAAGCGCATTATGGTGGCGACAATTGGCAGTAATGCGCCGGTCATGTCGCTGCAATTTGCAGGCGTGAAAGATACAGACAAACGAAAGGGAAAGATTGCCGGAACGATAGCGCGACCCATTGTTGATTTAAATGGCCGATACGTGTCTGAATTTATGGATGGCGCGACCCATTATCTAGCGACGTTTAAGAATGACACGATAACCATTGAACGCGCATAAAGCGCATATGAAAGGGAAAGACAATGAAAACACCAGCTAGAAAAAATCCCAAAAATTACTATCCATTCGCTGAAATGCCAAGCGCGTCATATCTCGACCATTTGGAACGCCGCGCCATAGCTTGTGATAAAAAGGGATATGAAAAACAATCTGCCAAGCTATGGGACCAAATAGAGAAAGGCGAAGCCATGCGGCGTGATGCTGGTTTAGATATCTATCAGGACGCAGAATAAAACAAATAATGGGCTGGCCGGTATCACACCGGCTGGCCTTTTTATTTTGTCAAATTCCTGGTGTCAAAATATTGACGGTGTTAGGTGGGGCTAACATTTGGTGGAGTAACTAACAATGTTAGGCATGGCTAACTTTATTATGGTAGGCTAATATTATATGGCAAAGCTAAACAATATAGGGTGGGCTAATTCCTGGCGTCAATATATTGACAGGGGGTGGGGGTGAGGTGTCAAATTGTTGACAGATAAAATGGTATTGGTCACAAAATAATCACTTGATTGTCACAATCGCGCCACATTCTAGGGGGATACTGACAACATCGAAAGGCACAACAAAGCCGACGGCCTAACAGGAAAGCCTACTAGCTAGGCATCACAAGGGGGCAGGACGCTAGATAACCGATGCCAGCGGGGCGTTGCCAAGTAGATGCAAATAGGGGGTTGACCCCATAATCAGACTAGTATAGAACCTAGTCATCAACCACTAACTGCCAAGGGCAGAAAGGAACAACACTATGTTCAAAAAGACTGTAAACGTAAAAGCCATTATCCGTAACCCTATCGGTGTAGAGAACCTGCAATTCCGGCGCACTACATCACGCTACAAGCGCAAGGGTACATTCTCTTCTAACAAGGGCTACCTAATGGTATCACGTAACGCCAGCAATGGACAGTTTGTAGAACGTGGTTAAGATACGCCCAGTCAACCCAGTAGCAAAGGCACTCGCGTTGTCAAGACGCAGGGCGAGTGTCATACCACCAAAGAAAGGTAAAGGAAGCTATGACCGTAACAAGCAAAAACGAAACTACGTTCCAGAAGATTCCGGTAAAGAAAAAGGTTAAGGCGTTGCAGGATTGGCGGCGCAGCCGGAGGGCAAATCGTAAAGCAAAGAAGCAAATGCAGGAGGTATCTTACAATGGATAGGACAACAGTTAAAGCACTACGCAACAAACTCAACGCAATCTTTGCGGAGCATGGGATTGATGGGTATGAACTGGAAGTTGGCAACGCCAGCTATGTCGATGTGGAAGTCACGTTCAAGTTGCTTGTGCGAGAGCAAGGGGCAAAGTCTAGGGAAGAGCGCGACCTTGAAACTATGGTGCGTCTGTCTGACCTCGATGCCAACAAGATTGGTGATGGCAAGTACACGCTGATTGGGTACAAGTCACGCGCCAGAAAGAACCCGTGGATTGTAAAGGACATGCGTTCCGGTGGCGAGTATGTCATCAATGACATGACTGCCAAGCGTTGGTTTGGAAAGGATGTAGCGTAATGAAACAGCAAGATTTTAGAAACTTAAAACGGTATCCCAATGGGGATATCGTTGACCTGTATAATATGCATCATCTATTGACAGACAAACAGATAGACAAACTGTCAGACGATGATTGGTCTAGGGTAAATGAATATCAACTTGAGTTGGAGGTAATGCGTTATGAATGTGCTTAGTTTGTTTGATGGCATGTCATGTGGACGCATTGCCCTAGACCGTGCCGGTATCAGTGTGAACAAGTACTACGCCAGCGAGATAGACCCATATGCTATCAAGGTGGCGACGGCTAACTATCCCGACACTGTACAGCTAGGCGACTGCACCAGCCGTGCCTTTATGAATTGGGTTAATGCTATGGCAGACAAGGGTGGCATTGACCTGTTAATTGGTGGCAGTCCGTGTCAGGGATTCAGTAGTGCCGGACATCATGGGCATTTTAATGACCCACGTTCCAAGCTATTCTGGCAGTATGTAAAAATCCTGGGCAAACTCAAGCCCAAGTATTTCATGTTAGAGAATGTCAGGATGAAGCAGTCATCAATGGACATCATCAGTGACGCGCTGGATGTCGAACCCATACTGATAAACAGCGACAAGGTGTCGGCACAGAACCGGCAACGATACTACTGGACGAACATACCATTTACTGGTAGGTACTACGAGCCTATAGACAAGGGTATTTTGTTACAGGATGTCATCGAATCTGGTTATGTCGATAGGGACAAGTCGTACTGTATCGACGCTAACTACTGGAAGGGTGGCAACAAGACGCAGTATTTCCAGAAGCGTAGACGCCAGCTAGTTTTTGCTGACGACACGATGGCAGACTATCGTAAGCTAACACCATTGGAATGCGAGAGATTGCAGACTGTGCCGGAGGGGTACACAAATTATGTTAGCAATACCCAACGCTATAAAATGCTTGGCAATGGATGGACAGTTGATGTAATATCACATATCTTTAACGGAATGAAGGAGGATTAAGTAATGCGGCCTGATAAACAGAATCAGAAAAAGTTTGATTTCGATATGTCTTTCGGAGAGTGGGGCGAGGATACGTTTCTACACATGATGGGCATGACACGCGACAAATTTGAGATAAAGACTGAACGCAATGAGATGTGGACGAAGTGGGGCAACATCGCTGTGGAATACCAGTGCTTTGATAAACCATCCGGCATCAATGCGACAGAGGCTGCGTACTGGGTGCAGAACCTAGCAGATAGGGACAATAGTATGTATTGCACTATTATCTTCCCGACAGCCACCATGAAAAAAGTGCTTGACAAGATGCAGCCTCGTCAGGTAAAAGGTGGTGACTACAACAAGTCGGAGATGTACCTTGTGTCATTAGCTGACCTGTTTTCTAAGAAGGCTTACAAATAGAAAGGAGATACGATATGTTAGGATTATTAGCGACTGTTGCGATTGCTATGTTTGCACATGACAACGCAGAGTTTATTACAGACATGAATCAAAAGCTGGAGCAGGATTGCACGTTCACATATGTGGGCAAGCAAGACATACGCCCAAATGTCCCACACATTGCTGTGGACAACAAGTACGTTTACTTCAGCATGGAACCCTGCCCGAAAGGAGAGTAGACATGAATCTGGTATTGAACACCACGCACTATGATGCACCGAAGGAACACCTTGTCGAATCACTTGGCCTGTTGCCTCACTGGGTTGTCGAGTACAATATCCTGGGTGGCGTGGCCGGTACGACCAAAGACCTTGTGCAATACATGACAGAACGCTATGGCTTTGGTCAGTTGTATAAGTTTGAAGGCACAGTTACAGAGGATGGCCTGTATCAGAGTCCACATGAAGAAGATGAAGACTTGCATTATGTGGGCAAGATGTACACCGACCACGGCACTGTATACTTCTATCCCTATGCAATCACTGCGCTGCCGACTGACGATGGCTACTTTGTCACGAGGATGGACTGACATGGACGAGGACACATTGTTTGACCATGACTGGGATGATAAGCACATCATAGACATTGAGTGGGACAATCCCAACCATGAGGCTGAAACAGAAATGCTCATCAAGTGGGGGTTATATCAGCCCCCTAGAAAGGAGAAAGATGATGGATGACAGCACTTTTTCTCTGAGAAGCAAGACAGGCGAAGGCTGGACAAAGAAGAACAAGCCGCACGAAAAAGCAATCGCCCACTTCCGCAAGAACTTGCCGAAGGATTTTCGTAGGTATGCCTACATGCCGCCGAAAGGATATCGGTGCCGCCGGTACGACAATGTGCGTGATGGTGATGTTCCTCGCATGGGTGAGACTGTGGCTCTCAAGGGTGAGATTGTGACGGTGATTGCCAAAGACACTGTGCGGTTTCCCATGCAGGGACGCTACGCTAATGTGGTCAATGTTCTGTTTTATACAGAAGGTAAAGACCCCGACACTACTTGCCAACCCAAATTCTTTTGGGATAATTGGGAAGTAAAGAAGTGGAAAGAGTTACAGGAGAAATCAGTATGAGTAATATCTGGAAAATGGTGATGGATTGGCGTTACAATCCCTTGTCCCACATACCGGACATGAACACACGGCACATGGTGATGCAGGTGCTGGCATGGATGTGGTGTATCATCTTTAGCATGTGGATGGGTAGCATCATTGTCTTTGGTATCAGCGCCATAGCCCATGCACTGCTAATTGCTGGCGTGTTCATCACTGCTGGCGTGTTTGAAACAGCCAAACGTAGGCCGCAGTATTTCGGTGGGCTTGGCAGAGGCAATGGAGGTGAACATGAATGAAGTAACGCTTTTACTTGATACAAACAAACCACATAATCCATACATTCGATTGCATATGATACTTGATATGTTAGAGAATGTACCAGATGATTATGTCATAGACAAGGCGTGGATTGGACGAGAGTTGCAGGAGATATTTGATATGTTTGTATCAGTAGCAGAGGAGAAATATCTATGAGTAAATACTGGCGCAAAGCAAAGCACTACTACCTCACGCATGATGGCATTGAGATGTTGCTGTTTGCGTGTGTATGGGCCAGCATAGGCTGGTTTTTGTATCACTTCGTAATAGGATTAATCGGGAGGTTTATGTAATGAACACGCTAAAAGAAAGACGCACTAACGCTAAACATATTGTTGCCTTGATGGATGAGATAGCCTATCTTGAAAGCATTATAGAGCCGCAAGATTGTGGGCATCTAATCACAGCACGTAATGTTCTACATGACAATGTAGATAAATTAGTAGAGGAAATAAACAAAGGATAGTATAGAATGAAAAATATACAAGTGGAACTAACAGACAAAACAGAGGCCGGTTTACAAAAACAGGTTGACTTATACTTCAAGGGGTGGCATCCTCTTGGCTATGGAACGAGGCTGGTTCGTCCAGTCAAGTATGATGAAGAACGGCAGTGTTGGGTAGCCGTAATTACCCGACAGACATCTTGTGATTGAGAGGAGACTAGATATGACAGAAGAAAAATCTGCGTGGGAACTAAAGCGTGAAGCAGCAACCAAATGTTGGAAGGCCATGACGCCTACTCAACAGGATGCTATCCTGACTTTGCTGAAGGCATGGGTGCCAATTCGTGGTCGGGTTAGAGAGTTTTGCAGCCTTGACTATGATGAGTTGCGTCAAGTAGATGACGCATGGTGGGGTTTTAAAAACGCCATTGTCGATAAGGGTGTTGAAATCGAAGAGTGGGACATGTAGACTTGCTGCTTGAGTTAGCAGTATGTTACATGTGGGTGGTAATCATCTATCATTTCTACAGGAGTAGTCTATGAAAAACTTTTCTGACTTGTCAAATGACTACAAGAAAACTTTAGAATACAGGAGTTTACGCCCTGATACTAAAGTGCAGTATGATTATCACATCACTGTGGTTTCGCAGGATATGAATGGCACACGCCTCAAAGACATTACACCACTGTTTGCAAAGAGGATGTATGATGGATGGTGTGAGAGGGGTGTGTCATTTGCGAATCACCTCATGTCTGTAGCCAGGATTATTTTTAATCATGGTGTCAGGATGGAGCATGTAACGACCAACCCATTCGACAAGGTAAAGAAAAGAAACACACAATCTCGTAAGGTTGTCTGGACGCAAGAGGATGTTCAACAGTTTTTATCAGTCGCATATAGTGACTTCAACACTAGGAACATAGGACTCATTGCACAGATGGCCTACGAGTGGTGTCAACGTCTAGGTGACATGCGTCTATTGGCATGGGATTCTATACATTTTGATAAGCAAGCTGTACATATTGAGCAGTCAAAGCGTAGGGCAGAGGTATTCCTTCCCATATCAGATGACTTGTGCGACATGTTGAAGCAGCAACAGAATGACTTTGGATTTCAAGAATATGTGGCACCTAGACCATACCCATTGCAGGGTGTCTACAAGCCATACAGTATGTACAAGTTGCCTCGACATGCGAGAAAGATTATGGATGAGGCTGGGTTGTCCAGTGAGTTGCAGCTACGTGACTTACGTAGAACAGGAACAACAGAAATGGTAGACGCAGGTGTGAGTATAGGACAAATAATGTCGGTAACAGGACATGCTAACCCACAATCTGTTAAACCATACATGAAACATACCTTTGAGAGTGCAAATTATGCCTTGACAAAGCGTCGGAATCATGGTAGTTAAACATTAAATGCGGCAAAGGAAGGATATATAATATGATAGTAACATTAAATGATATATTAAATGACTATGATGTTAGTTATGGTGAGACTATTCGCACCAACTGTCCTTACTGTAATGGGTACAATACTTTTTCTGTTACCAATAAAGGTGGCAGCATCGTGTGGAATTGTTATAAGGCATCATGTAAAGCTAGTGGTGCGAAGGGTGTCATGTGGTCAATAAAAGATATTGAACTAATGCGCCAAGGAAAGAAAGAACAGGATTTTGTGTTACCAGAATACATTGTTCCTTGCAATCAACTTGTAGGAGACTGGGCAGACAGTTATGAGTTGGATGCCATTGAGTTGGGACTGATGTACGATGTGCGCGAAGAACGCGCTGTGTTTCTGGTGAGGCACAATAACAAGATTGTTGACGCCACGGGTAGGGCGTTGACAAGGCGACAGCCAAAGTGGAAAAGGTATGGGTCTAGCAGTCTCCCCTATATCTGTGGCACTGGTTCTGTCGCTGTCGTGGTGGAGGACTGTGTTAGTGCTGCTGTTGTTGGCAATGTCAAAAGTTTTGTAGGGGTGGCGTTGCTTGGAACGAGTTTACAAGAAACTCATAAACAGTATCTGGCACAGTTCTCCACTGTCTTAGTTGCTCTTGACCCTGATGCTATTGCCAAGTCGGCAACCCATGCACAGGCTTTGGAGAACTATGTAAACACAGTTAAGATATTGAATCTGCAACAAGATTTTAAATACCGGAACGATAGAGATATGAAATTACTGGGAGACATGCAATGGAAATGACGATGATTCGCTCTTTGATGGACGAGGAGTTCTACAAAGAACATAGGGTGAACAAATGTCCAGACGAATTGTTCACTGACGAAAGCGTAAAGATTATACGCTGCATTGATAAGATGATGGAGCAATACAAAAGGTCTGTAACACCAGAGGAAGTGTCGATGTATTTCTTGGCACATACTCCAGCATTGACTACAGCACAAGAGCATTCCTACCAGGAATTGTTTCACAAGCTAGGCAGTGAAAAAGCTATGGGTAAGGACGTAGCATCAGATGTTGTTTCTCGCCTGTTTCAGCGTCATATAGGCAAGGTAATCGTCAACATGGGGGTAAACTACTCCAATGGTGATGAGGCCACTATGGAGCCTCTGAGGGAGTTGCTTACAAAGTACAACGATGACTTCACACCCAACCTGAATCTGGAGTGGGAAGATATTAGCATTGACTCAATACTAGAGAGTCATTCCTTGGAGAGTCGATGGAAGTTTAACCTGCCAACGCTAGCGCAAGAGATTAGGGGTGTCAATGCTGGTCAGCTAATTGAAATTGGTGCTAGGCCAAACACAGGCAAGACATCCTTCCATGCCAGTATGATTGCTGCTCCTCGTGGGTTTGCGCATCAGGGTGCCAAGTGCATCATCCTGTGTAACGAGGAGAAGGCATTGCGTGTGGCAGAGAGATATCTTACTGCTGCAACACATATGACGATGGAAGAAATATCTAGGGATAAGGAAAAAGCGCACAGCCTGTATGCTCCTGTCCGTGATAATATTGAAGTAAAAGACTCAACAGGCAAGAACATGGCGTGGGTAGAGAGTGTTGTCAAAAGCTATCAGCCTGACATACTTGTGCTGGACATGGGCGACAAGTTTGCTACTATGCATGGATACAATAGACAGGATGAGGCATTGAAAGCAAACGTCATACATGCTAGAGAGATAGGCAAACAATATGGTTGTGCTATATTCTACATGTCACAATTATCTGCTGAAGCAGAGGGTAAAACAGTTCTTAACCAGAGTATGATGGAGGGGTCAAAGACTGGCAAGGCAGCAGAGGCAGACTTGATGATACTGATTGCAGCCAACCCACTTATAGAGGGGCAGAACAGACAAGACCCACAGCGTCATCTGAATATTGTGAAGAACAAATTGACAGGATGGCATGGACGACTACATTGTAATTTAGATAATGTTTATGGGAGATATGAGGTATGAAGCTAACACTGGATGTAGAGAACACTGTAACAAAACGTGATGGCAAGATGCACCTCGACCCATTTGAGCCAGAGAATACGCTGGTCATGGTGGGTATGTTAACAGACACTGGACGTAAACTTATAGTTACGTTTGACCATAATGATACAGAGCCGGATTTATTTGGACGTGAAATGGTGCAAGACTATCTGGACAAAGCCACTGTACTTATTATGCATAACGCAGCGCACGACTTGTTGTGGCTGTGGGAGTCTGGCTTTGTTTACAATGGCCCTGTGTTTGACACGATGCTTGCAGAGTATGTGTTACAACGTGGTATAAAAGAGGCATTATCTCTTGAGGCTTGTGCAGAACGATATGAGTTGTACACTAAGAAACAGGACACACTCAAGGAATATTTTAAACAAGGATATTCGACTCGTGACATACCCTATGATGAGTTGTGTGAATATCTATCTGCTGACCTACATGCTACTCAACAACTGTCTGACAAACTAATTTATCGCCTCAACACAGAAGCAGATGCAGGACTGCGTGGTACAGTTGACCTAACTAATCAGGTGGCTGTGTGTTTGGCTCGTATCTATCGGCGTGGTCTGACTGTGGATATGGATGCTCTTGAGGATGTTAGGGTTAAGTTCCAAGAAGAAAAGGACAATCTTATCTATAATCTGACAGGTCAGGTGCGTGAGTTAATGGGTGATACTCCTATTAATCTTAACAGTCCAGAACAACTATCATGGGTTGTGTATAGTCGTAAGCCAAAGAACAAAACTGTGTGGGCCAACGCTATTCATCCTTATATGAAAGACAAAGACTTCAAGGATGTTGTAAAGACTGAGACAGAGGTTGTCTACAAGACAAGTGCTGTTAAGTGTAGGACGTGCAATGGCAATGGTTTTATTCGTAAAACAAAAAAGAACGGTGACCCATACAACAAACCAAACAAGTGTGTAGACTGTGCTGCATCCGGCTTTTTGTATCAGAGAACAAAGCAAGTTGCTGGCTTAAAGTTTACAGCACCTAATGCCAAGTGGGCTAGTGCCAATGGATTCTCCACAAGCAAAGGTAACTTGAGTATATTAAAAGGTATAGCTACACAGAACGATATGCGAGTAGCTAGAGATTTTCTTAATGATGTCAGTAGGTTAAGTGCGTTAGATACATATCTATCATCCTTTGTCGATGGCATCAAAACACATACAAAGTATGATGGCAAGCTACATGTTCGATTGTTGCAGCATCGCACTGCCACTGGTAGGTTTAGTGGTGCTGACCCCAACATGCAGAACATGCCTCGTGGTGGTACATTCCCTGTCAAGAGAGTGTTTGTATCACGTTTTAATAATGGTAAAATAATGGAAGCAGACTTTGCACAGCTTGAGTTCAGAGTGGCTGCTTACCTATCACAAGATGGAGTTGCAATTAATGAAGTATCTACTGGATTTGATGTACATGCATATACCAGTCAAGTTATTACTAATGCTGGTCAACCGACAAGTCGCCAAGAAGCAAAGGCGCACACGTTCGCGCCTCTTTATGGAGCAACGGGCTTTGGGAGAACGCCAGCGGAGGCAGAGTATTACACCCACTTCACGGAGAAATACAAAGGCATCGCAGCTTGGCATACCAGACTGGCTAAAGAAGCTATAGAAAATAAGAAGGTTGTCACACCTTCTGGCAGGGAGTTTGCTTTTCCTGATGCACAACGATTGGAAAGTGGACGTGTATCAAACTTCACACAACTAAAAAACTACCCTGTGCAGTCGTTGGCTACAGCAGATATTGTACCTCTTGCTTTGCTACATATCGACTCACTATTACAATACGCAAAGTCATGTATAGTAAACACAGTGCATGACAGTATTGTTATTGACATACATCCACAAGAGGAGAGGCTTGTGCTACAAGCTATTGACACAACCAATAAAGATTTGCCAGGATTAATTGCAGGTAGATGGGGTATTAACTTTAATGTGCCTCTACTATTAGAAGCAAAAGTTGGTCCGAATTGGCTTGACACAAAGGACGTTGTGTGATATAACTCGTTTTTATTTTTGCAAGAAAGGAGTACATAAATGAGTGAATTAACTACTATAGATACTAACAACTATGCAACTATGGCGCAGATGATGGGCATGGCTTACGACACAGGCGAAAAGAAGTCTAGTCTGGCAAGGTTACGTATCAACAAAAAATCTATCATGGGTGATGCTGATGTAAATGGTAAGACCATGAAGATGGAGATTGTATCTGCTGGTGCATTGGGTTTGCAAAACACAGACAATCAAGTTATCTACGCTGACAAGGTTGTGCTGCGTCCTTTTGTGCAACGCTTTATGTATCAAAGGTATGATAGTAATGCCAACAACTATCAGAAAACTGTCATGGCAGATAACCTAGACATTGACCTGAAAGATACTGTTGGCACATTTAATTGTGGTAAACCCAGTGGGTATATCAAAGACTTTGAAGCATTGCCGGATGGCACTAAAGAACTTATTCGTCAGATACGCAGGGTTCGTGTAGTGTTTGGCACTGCATCCATGTCAGGCACCACTGAACAAGGTGATGCGCAGGATGTAACAGACGTGCCATGTGTGTGGGAAATTGATAGCAAAGAAGGATTTAAGAACGTAGGTCTAGCTTTTAACAAGTTAGGTCAGATGCGTCGTCTTCCTCCACAGCATCATATGTGTATTGAAACACAAGGTCGTGAACTTCCAACTGGTGCTACCTTCTATGTGCCATTGGTTAATCTTGATATGCAGAATAATCTTGAGGTTACACCTGCAGACCAAGATGTGTTCAAAGAGTTTATGACATACATTGAAGGGTTCAATACATGGGTTCTATCTGAATGGGATAAAGCTGCTCATGGTGAACCTGAAGAGAGTGATGACATAGTTAGCGAGTTTATTACGGTAGATGTAGATGATGAGTAGTCTTAATCATCGTGCTGAACTAGCTATTCATAGTTACCTTGATAGTGTTGTAAATAATAAATCAACATTCTCAAGTGAAACTGCTTCACAAGTAGCAGAGGATGTTAAGGAAGCTGTCCTACGTCAGTTTAATAGGACTGAGCCAAAGGGCTTTCGCCTTCGTATGTCTAATGTAGGTAGGCCGTACTGTCAGCTATGGTTTGAAAAAAACAAGCCAGAAACAGCTATGCCTCGCCCCACGACATTCGTGATGAACATGATACTTGGTGACATAGTTGAGGCAGTATTTAAGGGTATATTAAAAGAAGCAAAGGTAGATTATCAAGACTCTGAACGTGTAACTTTACCCTTGAATAAAGCTAAAATTGATGGCACATACGACTTGATTATTGATGAGGCAGTTGATGATGTTAAATCTGCATCTGACTGGTCATACAAGCACAAGTTTCAGTCATATGAAGTGCTGAAAGACAATGATTCATTTGGTTATGTCGGGCAGCTTGCTGGCTATGCAAAAGCCACCGACAAAAAACCTGGGGGCTGGTGGGTAATTAATAAAGCTAATGGTCAGTTTAAATATGTGCCAGCCAACATCGACATCAACACAGAGATTCAGAAGATTGAAAACCTTGTGGAGAAGTTGGAAGAGAATAAGTTTGAGCGTTGCTATGACGCACAAGCTGAAACATTTAGAGGCAAAGAGACAGGCAACAAAGTCTTGTGCAAAGAGTGTTCATTCTGTGATTACAGATTTTCTTGCTGGCCTAACTTGCAGGAGCGACCTGCTGTAAAGTCTCAGGCAAAAGAACCAAAGATGGTTAATTATGTAGAACTAGCAGAGGAGTACGTAAATGGATGACAAACTTGAACTTGATGCTCTCGTCGAAGAGATTAAACTTACTGAACAGAAACTTAGCGACTTGCGTAAGGAATATCGTGAACGCAAAACTGCTGGAGTTCGCGCAGCTATTGAGGCGCGTAATGAAGCAGACAAAGTTCTTCGCGAAGAACTAAGGGCCATTGGATATCGTGACCCTGTGGACTTCTGGCGTGGTCGCGCACTGTAGTGTTTAACGGCAAAGCATATCGGGCAGCACGAAAGAATGGGTATCGTAGTGGTCTGGAGCAATCTGTTTCCGAAAAACTAACACAGCTAAAGATAAAGTTTTTGTACGAGGCTGTGAAGATTGAGTGGGAAGACTTAGCATACAGAACCTACACACCCGACTTCGTGCTGCACAACGGTATTATCATTGAGACAAAGGGTATGTTTACGGCTGCTGACAGAAGGAAGCACATAGCCATAAGTAAACAGCACCCACAACTGGACATTCGTTTTGTGTTTGAGAACAGTAGACGTAAGCTACGCAAGGGTGCCAAATCATCTTATGCAGAATGGTGTATAAAGCATAGTTTTAAATACTATGATAGAATTATTCCTGAAGATTGGTTAAAAGAAAAAGGAAAGAATAAACATCCGAAGTTTATACCATTCAAGGGCGAAAAAAAGAAAGGAGTTTATCGTGGCAAGAGCAGTAGAAGATGAAGACTTTTTGATTAGAATACGCCCTACCTATACAGCAAAAGGTGAATGGTCAGGGGATGCAGAAGTATCAGTTATAACTTCTGAGAATAATGAGTTGACAGAAGAAGTATATCGTGGTATGGAATTATTTGTTAGGATGATACTGTCTGCGCTTCCAGTGATGGAGCAGGATGAATATGTACGCGAACAAATATATAAATATTGTGAAGAGTACACAGAAGAACTGATGACGTTGACAGATAACGAAGAGGAACAGGAAGTTGTAATCAGACGGGATGATGACGATAATGTTGTACATCTGACATTTGCAACAAAAACAAAAGGAGAAGCATGATGAGACATGAAACCTTTATGAAACTGAAAGCTGATGAGGAGAAACTTATGGACGAATATTATACTAAACAACTAAGTAAAAAAGAAGATATGGTCAACAGCCCCTCACACTACAATCAGTCTGGTATCGAGTGTATCACAGCCATTGAGGCAATGCTTGGGCCAAACTTTAAATACTATTTGCAGGGTAATATAATGAAATACCT